TTATTGATGAAGTAGTTCTGAAACCCGTTTAAAATAGCTTTCCAGTTGGAAGCCATCAATGAAAGTATGATTTACAGTTAATCCTATAGGCAGATATTCTTTTCCCTCTCGGGTTATCATCTTTCCTACTAATGAGACAGGATAGAATCCTCTATCCCTTGTGCGTAAAGCAAAATTAATACTGCTGAAGCTTAGTCCCGGAATTACACTGATCATTAAGACGTTTAGTTCATCTTTTTCTATAATGTTTGTTTCGTCAGCGAAAGGATCAGTATTAAGAGAATGATTCTCTATCTTCTGTATTGCTTCTTTGGCAAAGATGAGAAGATCGCTATTGTATTTGAGGATAACAGTATTATAATCTCCTGTATCATTCGTTTTGATTAAGGTGAGTACATCTATTTCATCATAATAGACGATCCGTCCTTCTTTATCAATGCGATATTTATATTCTTTGATCTCATTGGCGGCTTTGATCATGGCGTGAATATAATATAGGAAAAAAGGGATTCCATGTTGATGAGCCCTTTCTCTGGCTCCGGTACATTCTACTTCTGAGGTAATGGTTACGTTTGGATCTACAAATGTTTGAAAGAAGGCATATGAGTCTTTTCTTTCAAATGCCTCTAAATCGATAATATGTTTCATTAAATACTATTTATAATTAACGATAGCGAACCGCAGTACCGGCGGCAGTAACCATCAGCATACTTCCGCTTGCTCCAATGGTTTCATAATCTAAATCAATACCGATCACAGCATTTGCTCCTAACCGGGCAGCCTGATCACTCATTTCCTGAAGGGCTGTTTCTTTGGCCTGTCTAAGTACGGACTCATAGGACCCGGCCCGTCCTCCAACAATATCCGTTATCCCAGCGAAGAAATCCTTTACAATATTCGCTCCAATAATTGTCTCGCCTGATACAATCCCAAAATATTGGATAATCTCTTTTCCATCAAGCATATTTGTTGTTGTAAGTAACATAGCTGGATTATTTTATTGTTTGAACAAATATAAGGAAAGACTTTGGAAGAGAGGCAAACTAAGGACAAATTAAGTAAACGGCTGACGCTTAGGTTTTTTTGGCGATTTTCCTCTATCCTTTTCATTCGTCTTGGAAATGAAGAAAATAGAGGAGTTAAGCGAAAGAAAAGGTACTAAAATACTGCCAATTTGCAGTTACCGAATCCAAGCTGAAAATCCTAAAAAAAGACCTTCCAAGTCTTTAATCTATTTGCAAAGAACGCTTTTTTATGCTTTCTCAGGTCAAAAATAACCTTTTTTTTCGAGCCAACCGGAAAAAGAAAGGAAAATAGGCAATTAGAATGATGCGTTTTCATTATTCGTCCCTATAATACATGACCCTATATAACTCTGTATCAGTTAAATTTGTAAACTGTTAAAGAGTTATGAGAAAAGAAGTAACGGTGTCGTTCTACCTGAAAAGAACCGAGATCAAAGAGGACGGTAAATGTCCTTTGATGGCACGGCTCAAAGTCGGTAAATATTCCGAATCCGTGTTTAGTACAAAAATGTCTGTGCCCGTTTCGATTTGGAAAAACGGGCGTGCGGCCGGAAAAAGCCATACGGCGGCCAATATCAACCGGGGGTTAGACGAATTAAGGGCATCCGCCCTCTCTTATTACGACGAACTGTCCGCCATAAGGGAAGATGTAACGGCCGAAGATGTGAAAATTCTTCTGCTGGGCATGGCATCCGGCCAAAAGACGCTGCTGGCTTATTTCCGCGCCCATAACGAGAACTTCGATAAGCGTGTGGGAGTGAACCGTAAAAAGGGAACGGCAAAAACCTACCATTATGCCCTGGCCCATGTTACGGGGTTCCTGAAAAAGAAATATAAACTTTCAGACATCCCCTTTACCGCCCTGGACAGGTCGTTTATTGACAAATACGACCTCTATTTGCGGACGGAGTGCGGTATCTCCCAGGGTACAATCGTTCTGCTCACAACCCGGCTGACGAGCATCATTATGAGTGCAATAGCCGAGGGTATAATATCATCCAACCCGTTCGGCGAATATGTGGCAAAGCGCCCCCAGCCGGTACAGAAATACCTTACCCGCAAAGAGTTGGATCGGTTAATGACAACCCCGCTGAACCACCCCCAGCATTATCTTATCCGTGATTTATTCCTGTTTTCATGTTTTACCGGAATCCCTTTCTGCGATATGTGCAAACTTACCGCCGATGACCTTTGGGCAGCCCCGGACGGCCAGTTGTGGATAAAGACCGACCGTAAAAAGACGGGGATTGATTACGAATTACCCCTGCTTGAACTCCCCCTGCATATCCTTGACCGGTATAAAGGGGTGGCATCCGAAGGGCGGCTATTGCCGATGCGCAGTAATTCGGATATGAACCGCAGGCTTAAAGAAATCGCCGCCACCTGCGGCATAAACCGCCGGCTTACATTCCACTGCGCCCGCCATACCTACGCCTCGGAAATTACCCTCTCACAGGGAGTTCCTATCGAAACGGTCAGCCGTATGCTCGGACATACCGAAATTAAAACCACCCAGATATACGCGAAAATTACCGATGAAAAAATCGACGAGGATATGAAAGCGCTCGACAACCGTATCGCCGGGAAATTCAAATTTGCCATTTAACATTAAAAATTTGCAGTTATGAGAACGAACAATAAAAATAAAGACGAAGTTAAACGCCGCAGCACGTTTGCAATCCTGTTTTACATCAACCGCACTAAGGCCCGCAAAGACGGTATGTGCCAGCTATTGTGCAACGTCAGCATTGATGCCCAATCCGAACTGATCGGAACCAAAGTATCCGTAAACCCTAAACTTTGGAACCCCAAGACAGGCCGTGCCGACGGCCGCAGCCGTAACGCCATCGAGGTAAACGAAGCTATCGACAAACTTACGAAGCGTATAAACGGCCATTACAAAGAAATTAAAGCCAATCTGGGCTTTGTTTCCGCCGAACTCGTAAAGAACGCCCTGAAAGGTATTGCCCAGAAGCCGCTTACGCTGATGAAACTCTTTGAAGAACATAACGAGGAATTTAAAAAACGTGTGGGTATAGACCGCAAGAAAGAGGGGTATGAGGTTTACCGGCTTTCATACCGGCATTTACTGTCCTTCCTCCGGAAACAATATGAAACCGATGATGTTTCGCTCCGCAGCCTCGATATTAAATTTATCGACGCCTATGACCTCTTTTTGCGGACAGATAAAGGTATGCAGCAAAAAACGCTGCACCAACACCTGTATATCCTTAAAAAGATGACTAAACGGGCTGTCAGCCAGGGGACGCTCCGGCGCGACCCTTTTATGAAAATCTATCCGAAGCTGCCGCCGTTGAAAAGCCGCCACCTAAAGGCCGAAGACCTCGAACGGCTTATGCAGAAACAGATCGACGCGCCCAATTTACAGCGTGTGCGCGATTGGTTTATCTTTTCGACATTTACGGGATTGGCGTATGCCGACCTGAAAAGGCTATCCGAAGAACACCTTAAACAGCATGAGGACGGCAGTTTGTGGATTCATATTAAGCGGCAGAAGACCGGCACGGATTCCGTTATCCGCCTTTTGGATATTCCTTTGCAGATTATCGAAAAATACAGGCACGAGCGTAAAAGCGATAAGATTTTTAATGTATATAGCCGTACCTATTTAACCAAACTTGTACGGAAGATGGGAGAACAATACGGAATCAAGTCTGTCACGTTCCATCGGGCCAGGCATAATTTCGGAACCCATGTAACGCTCTCGCAGGGCGTTCCCATTGAAACGGTAAGCCGGATGATGGGGCATAAAAATATTACCACCACCCAGATTTACGCCAAAGTAACCGATACTAAGGTGGATGAGGATATGAAGCGATTGAAAGCGAGGATATCGGACAAAACCGTATCTTTACATGAAGATGAAGAACTCAGGGCGGCGATCCGCTTCCCGAAGTCGGCAGGAAGAACAGATAATAACGCTCAAAATTCAATATAAGATGAACACTACACCTATTACCATAGATAACGCCGGAGTAACGATAGATCCGGCAGGAGGAACCGCCTGGCTTACCCTGCACCAGATCGCCGACCTTTTCGGCGTGTTCGTATCGGCCGCAGGCAGTAATATCCGGGCGATACTCAAAAGCGAAGTGTTGCGGGAAAATGAAGTTTCCCGCCGCAGGGAGAACGGAAACGGCAGCTTTGTGACCGTTTACAATTTGGAAATGATAACGGCGCTGGCTTTCCGGCTCAAATCACAACAGGCGCAGCAGTACCGCCGGTGGATCATCAGGCAAGCCCTCAATCCCATCATACTATGGAAAATACCGGGATTCGATACGCTTCTGAATTAAAACCGGTTATAAACAGAAAACGACCCTAAGAAATCAGGGTCGTTTTCTGTTTATAGCAATTCCTGTTCGCTGATAGTCCGTTTCCGGCTATCCTCCAGCAAATGCTGTATTTCGCCTTCATCATAAAGAACCTTACCGCAGATCAGGTAATAAGGGATCAGCCCTGAAGTGCGATACTCCTGTAAAGTACGGCGGCTTATCTTGAATATCCGCGACAATTCATTATCGGTTATAAACCGTTTGCCGTTAAACGTGCGGCGGGTAGGTACAGGGACTTTACCAAGATCTTTCCCGATGTTTTCTATACGCCGCAAAAGGTCGGATACACGGCTATCCTGCCTATCTACATATTCATTCTTCATAACCCAGGGGTATTAGGATGGCGCGAACTCTTTAAAAGCCGTTCCACGTCTTCCGGCTTATAGAATATCTTATACTGGATGCGGCTAAACGGGATAATTCCCCTATCCCGGTAGCTTTGCAGGGTACGTTTGGTTATATCCAGAATTTCACAAACCTCCTGGCCGTCCAACCAATCTTTCAGCGCTAAATCCTCCTGATGCCGGGCTAAATTACCGGCGATTTCTTCTATTGCTCCCAAACGCCGCGATATGGCGTTGAAAACTCTTATGTCCATACTTATAATCTCCATATATCTCCATTTTATATTCCCGGAACTGTAAATGTAGGCAGTTTATCTTTCGTTCCTATCCCTTATTATTTCTATGGAATCCTCTGGCAGCCAACTTTCTGCTTGTGGCACAGAGGGCATAAACCAACCGTACATCCCGTATGCCCGGTTGCCGTGATTTTTAACCGTCTGGCAAAATCACGGATCATTTTTTCTGTTGTTCTCCGATATAACGTCTTCCTCATTTTTATATGCCTGTGTAGAGCCGGTATTTAGATGAATCTGCTTCATGCGCGAAGATATTTCAGGGGTTCACGTACCCGAAAATTTTTAGTGCAAAATCTTCCGACATCATGCTGACGTTGCGTATTTCACCCGAAAAATTTGCGCGTACTAACTCCCTGATCTTCCATACTCCTGAAGCAGAACTCATCTACCGGCTCCTTTACGGCATAAAAAAAAAGTCAGACGTTATGAGAACAATCGAAAAAAATAAAGAGAAGCATGAATCTATCACCTCACCATTGTGCATAAAATGGGTGGTAAAGATAGTAGCTACCGCAGTCGGGTTTTACGTGTGGGGCGTGGACTTTATATGGGTCGTTTTGGGACTGTATTTCTGTTGGAATATCCTAAAGGGTATCGCATCCTGTCTTATTTCTCTTATCGCTCTGATTGGCTTTTTCTACTTCTTATTCACTCACATTTTTTAATACTCAAAGACATGAGAACGAACGAATACATTGAACTGACGGCAGAGAAATTTGCAGAGATATACACGAACGAAGAATTCCGTAACAGCGTGGCATTTGCCCATAAATGTTGTGATTCGGGCGGGAGATTTAAACATTACGGTACTTGTTCCTATCCGCAACGCTACATAGTAACGGAGCATCAGATGGCAGAAGCAAAGAATGAGTATGAAAGGGCGAAAGCCGAAACATACGAAAAATACTCAAACGACCTGCTTTTTGTCGGCATGGGGAGCGCCTATTCAGAACGATACCCCGATGATGTTTGTAACCACCGCATCCGGACGGAATTTAAGAACAAGGACGGACACCGCTATTTCATTGAATTAAGCAGGGGGCGTGATGACGGCAAATATTTCGGCGGTTTTCAGATTACCTATGCGATAGACCGTGATTTGGAAATTAGTCTTAACAGCGATATTAACAGGCAAGGAAAATACTATCATTTCAAAGGTCTTACAAGCCGGAGAAACAACCCCGAATACACCCTTACCAATGTATTGGAACTTGTCAATCGTGAATTTGACTGCAAATTCCGCAACATCATAATAGACAATTACAACATCCACCCGGATGACAGGGAAATTATTTGCGAAAGCCCGAAACAATAAGTTTAACAGGGGCGGGAACTCCCGCCCCACAAATCCCCAAAAACCATGAGTAATACAAATAAGGCTACCGATTATTTCAAAGCCACTATACAGAACTATTTGGAACAACGAGCGCAAACCGATGAACTGTTTGCACCTGTGTTCGCCAACCCGAAAAAGAGCATTGATGATTGCGTTGCCTACATACTCAATACGGTACAGAAAAGCGGTATAAACGGCTTTACGGACGATGAAGTCTATTCGATGGCACTCCATTATTATCCCAAGTAGCTACAAATCCAAAGTTGAAAAGATCAATCTCAATATAATATTATAAATCAAACTATTGGTAGCTGCTTTTGATATCTACTTTTGATAATTTTAGGCATCTTCTAACTAAAAATAAAGAAAGATGGTAACAAAATTATTTCCAGATTTACTCCATGAGTGCATGACAGTCATGAGAGATGTAGGTTATAGCGAGAAGACCATAGAGACATATCGGTCTATATGGGATGAAAAAGTTAAACCTTTCATGCAAACAGAGGGACAGGAATACTATTCTGTCCAAGTAGGAGAGACATTTCTGTCCTCCCTTCCGACGGATGTGATGCAAACCTACAATCGCTTACGTAGATGCATCACAATCTTTAATACAGTTCTTGAGACTGGTAGTATTAAACGTTATGTACCTCAAAAACAAAGTTTTGATATGAGCGGAGAAATTGGGAGCATCATATTAGAGTTTTTGTCCTATAAACGTGAACATCGCGTAGCGGATAGAACTATATATGTATATGAAAGAATGCTTGGCAGGTTTTTAACGTTTTTGAGAATAAAAGGGATAGAAACTTTAACAGCTCTAACGGAACAGCATCTCCTTGATTTTGTAGCATCGACACAAATAAATAAGTCACAACGTATTTTCGTGCTCAGAGGGCTATGTTGTTATTTAGTGGAGCGTAAACTGGTTCCTCAATATTTTGGCACACTAATCAAGGGATTTAGATTTCCCCAAAAAGAAAAACTCCCTTCGGTTTATACAGAAAAAGAGATTTCTCTTATTGGCAATGCCATAAACAAAAAAGAGTTTGGAGGCAAACGATTATATGCCATTTTTATGCTGGCATCCAGACTGGCATTACGCACATCGGATATCATTAATCTAAAGTTTGAAAACATTGATTGGGATAAGAATTGTATTATACTTATCCAGCAAAAAACCGAACGTAAAATTGAGTTGCCACTTACAGCAGAAGTTGGTAATGCTATCGTGGATTATCTTAAAAATGAAAGAGAGACCGGGAGGAGTAACACAGTGTTCATCACTCTCAAACCTCCATTTGAGCCAATTTCCAGAGATACCATTTATGTAGGTATCCAAACCGCTATATATAAATCGAAGATACATGTAGGAAAACGACATCACGGAATACACTCCATGCGGCATTCCCTGGCATCCAAGCTACTAAAAGATAAACAATCATTACCTGTGATATCCGGCATATTAGGACATGCTTCCTCTCAATCAACGATGAACTATCTTCGGGTTGATCTTGAAGGTATGAAAAAATGTCTGCTGGAAGTACCTCAGGTTCCGGACTCATTCTATACACAGAAAGGAGGAATTTTCTATGAGTAACCGATATTATCACGAGCCAAAGCTTGTTAGTGCTTTGGCGCAACTGATGTATGACTATATTAAAATGCTTCAGATAAAAAATATACACCCTTGTCAATTTGCTACTATTTTTAGGGAGATTGATGGCATGTATGAAGTTAGAAAACTTAGTTTCCCTATAATAACCAGAGAAATTTTTCTCTGTTGGAAAGAGGAATTTGCTAATGGGAACCAACGCACAGCTTATCAAAAGGTTATGCACTTCCGTCAGTTCTGTCAATATATGTGTCATGTGGGGTTTGATTCATTCATTCCTCCGACCCCCAAACGTCCAAAAGAGAGTTACATTCCCCGTGTGTATTCACATGAGGAAGTCGCTATGATCTTCAAGACAATAGATTCTACAGTTTTGCAGGTTCACCACATGACTACATGTCTCATATGCATCCCATCGATACTGCGTTTCCTATATTATTGCGGCGCCCGTGTTGGGGAAACCATTGAGATAAAGAATGAAGACGTAAACATGGAGAAGGGATTTGTTTTCCTGAAAAAGACAAAGAACCGTCAACATCGGCTGATTCCTCTGAATGATAATATGAAGTCCGTGCTGGTTACCTACATCGGATATCGTAATAGAATGCCAATAAAAGGCATTAATGATCCATCCGCCCCGTTGTTCGTCAATCACCTTGGAAAGGTGATGTCAACCAATGCCGTTTATCTGCATTTCCGCAGAATCCTTGAAAAATGTGGCATAAGCCATAGAGGAAAAGGACAAGGACCAAGGGTACACGACCTAAGGCACACTTTTGCGGTTCACTCTTTGCATCAAATGGTAAAATCGGGACTGGACATTTATACAGCATGGCCTATCCTGTCTGTACTCCTTGGTCACCACGATATTTATGCGACGGAGCATTATGTTCGTCTCACATTGGAAATTTACCCAGACTTGATCGAAGAGGTAGGTAAAAGTATTGGCGACATATTCCCCGACATCACTAATAAAACAAATCCATCATGAATGAAATTACAGATTTTGCAAAATATCTAAATCGTTTCTTTGTTGAATATCTTCCTCTCGAAAGAGGTGTTAGCAAGCATACGATTCGAAGCTATAGTGACACATTTACCTTGTGGTATGAGTTTTTTCTCAGCCAAAAGAAAATCTCGGCTCATAAGGTTATGTTGAAAGATGTTACACGACAAAATGTTGTGGCATTCTTAAATTGGCTTGAGACAGAGCGTAACAGTTCTCCTACGACACGAAACTCTCGTCTGGCATCTTTACGCGCTTTCTGCTATTTTATGCAGTATCAAGATGTTAAAAATATCAATAAATGGCAAGAGGTTCTGACAATCAAAGCCAAGAAAACAGAACAAGCTACTGTTTCTTTTTTGACTCAGGAAGGGATGTCTACTTTATTGGCGCAAATACCGACGGATACATTACAAGGAAGACGCCATCTTGCTATTCTGGCATTCCTGTATGATACAGGGGCACGTGCTCAAGAATTAATTTCCTTCACTCTGCAAAACATAAATTTTAGCAAGCCTATGCATGTGATATTGTATGGGAAAGGCAAAAAGAAACGCATCGTTCCAATACATGAAAAACTATGCGTTATTCTTCGTGCATATATAAAAGATAACGGAATTGATGAAAATATGGTCGGTAACAACCCCTTGTTCACCAATGTGCATGGTAGAATATTGACAACTGCCGGCTTGACACATATCATAAATATGTATGCATCACTGGTACGAAATCAACATCCGGGATTACTTCCTGAGAAGATTTCACCACACACGTTCCGTCATTCGAAAGCTACCCATCTTTTACAAGCTGGTCTCAACATTATTTATGTACGTGATATCTTAGGGCATAACTCTGTAAGGTACACAGAGATCTATGCCCGAGTAGATTCAAAGCAAAAACGTGAAGCTTTAGATAATGCCTATGTAGATCTTATTCCACAGCCTTCGCAAGATGGGATCTGGGAAAAGGATAAAGAATTGCTGAATTGGCTCAAAAGCTTAGGTCGATAAACATTATCCAAAGTCGTTCTACAAAGTAGCCTCTGTAATATACTGATTCTCTGCATTACAAACAGAACGACTTTGGATTTGTAGCTACTTGGGATAATAGTGTATATCAAAACTTTCGATAAGCATTATTACGATGAAGCCGACATCAATGTAGGTAAGCCTATGACCTGTCAGGTGGTGGTTAATCATACCATTGTGCTGACCGAGGAAGAAAAAGCGGAAGCACGGCGCAAAGCCATTCAGAAAGCGCAGGACGAAGCCTACGCCAAAATGAAGCAGGGCAAAGCCAAGCCTAAAGCCAAGCAACCGCAACCGAGTAACGAACCAAGCCTATTTAATTTCTGATACCATGAAACCGCAAAATAAATTCCAAAAACGGGTAGTCAAAGCAAGCCGGACACTTCCGGCTTTGACCGAAGCACAGATACAATGGGGATATGATAACGCAGTCGAGCATATCGGACAGCGAACCGGAAAGGGCGTGATTACGTGTACCAAATGCGGTCATTCATGGCAGGGCGGTGGACACTTGTTAAATGTCCTGTTAGGAAACGACTGCCCCCAATGCAAAGCAAAACTGAATGTAGAAACCACCAAGAAGCGGATATTTAACAAACGCTGGTATATGACCGTCATAACCGCCCATAAGGGTTTACAGGTAGTACGAGCCGTACAGATATTGGTTAATGCTAAAGTGGGAGAACCTGCCAAATACGACTATTCTGAGGTTATGCAACGGTGGATCGCCCCAGACGGGAAATACTGTACACTCGCCCTGCTACGTCAAACTATGGGTAATTGTTACGTGGATTCGTGGATTTTTAACTCTGATTTGGAACTCCGTAGCGAAAACAGCAATAACAAATTTTGTTTAAACGTGTACGACCGCATCTATACGGGCGAAATTTATCCCCGGATGAAATTCATTCCCGAAATCAAACGTACAGGCATAAAAAGGAATTTTTACGAGCAGAAACCCTTAAACCTTTTCCGTGTCGTACTTACCGACCCCCGTGCCGAAACTTTGATAAAAGCGGGTTATACCCAATTACTCACACGCATCATGGACAGCGGTTGGAAGAAGATAGACAATTATTGGCCTGCAATCCGCATCGCTATCCGCAACGGGTATAAAATCAATGATTCCGTCCTTTGGTGCGATTACATAGATATGTTAATCCGCTATCGGAAAGACGTGCGTAATGCCGTTTATGTATGCCCCGCTAATCTGAAAGCCGAACATGATAGATACGTGGTAAAATGTCGTAGGGATGATGAAATCGAACGCCAAGAACGGGAACGCCAATGGAAGATTCAGCAAGAAGAATGGCGTAAAGAGCAACTGAAACAGGAAAGGAAAAAGAAGCGGCAGTTTAACAAACTCAAAGCCAAATTTATCGGATTGCAGTTTTCGGACGGAAACCTATTGGTTCGTGTTCTCGAAAGCATTGAGGATTACCGAGAGGAGGGAAAAGCCATGCACCATTGCGTTTCAAGCTATTGGCAAAGGGAAAATTCGCTTGTGCTTTCGGCAACCATTGACGGACAGCGAATTGAAACGGTGGAGGTTTCGCTAAAAGATTTGAAAGTAATCCAATGTAGTGGCGTATGCAATCAAAATACCGAACACCACGACCACATTGTGCATTTTGTCAATAGCAATATGCACCTGATACAACAACGATTAACAGCCTAAAATATTGACAAAATGGAAAATAGAAACATTAAAGAAATCCTGAAAAACAAGAGTATTGAGGATTTGACTTCAAGGGTAATTCGTAATATAAAATATAAAGATTGTAAACTGTGTCCTGATGAAAATGCGTGTGGGGAAATGACTGTTAAAGAGTGTCGGGATAAGATTACAAATAACCTCCATCCACAAAAACAAATCTTATGAATATAGATAAATCCACAACAATAGCCTTTACAGGGCATAGAAGCAACCGTATTCTATCGGATAGGGAAACCCTTACCCAAGAGGTGGAAAACACCATAACAACCTGTTACAACAGAGGATTAAAGCACTTTATGACGGGCATGTCAGAGGGTTTCGACATCCTGACGGCAGAAGCCGTACTGAAGATTAAAAATCTTCACACCGACATAAAGCTAATAGCCGTCATACCATTTGCAGGACAGGCAAGACGCTACTTGGATGAAGATAAAAGACGGTATGAAATGATACTTAAACAGTGTGATGAATCCGTCTGGGTATCGGATAGGTATTTTACGGGTTGTTTCCACCGCAGAAACGATTTTATGATAGATAACGCTTCGCTTGTTATCGCCTATTATGACGGTATTAAAAGCGGTGGTACGCATTACACCGTTGAACGGGCAAAATCCCGTCAGATACCCGTTATAAACGTTTTAGAGAACATTGTTGATTTTTAATAACCTGTTTGAAATGAAAGGCTGTCGAATTGCAAAGGCCGGCAACGGATACACCGTTAAGGGTACATTTTTCAAAAATTACGACCATGCGAAACTCTATGCTTTCTATGTGGCTATCGTTCTCAAAAATCACGGTAAACTGATATACATTAATAGCGTTGAAGAAGCGATTAACGAACATAACCGATTAGAGGGAAAGACGAATGATGAATGGCTGAGATTATGTTGGAAACGCAACGCAAATTGCTATCTGCATACCAAAAATATATACGCCTTACGGCATGAAGAATAAACCGGGGCGGCAACAGCCGCCCATAACACCCAACAGTATGAAAATCATCTATACAGGATATTTAGCCGACCGGGTAAGACCGAGGGAAGAATGGGATTACGAGGTACGGGATGCGGTCGATCAGGCGTTGGAACTTGTCGAGGGTAAGCACGGGTTCAGAACGGATTTTGAGATTTGGCGCAACTGCGAATTAATCATTACTATTGGACACAATATTTATACTACCTCGATAGAGGTACGCCCCCCGCAAATGGCGGTAATTAAACGCCGTGCCAACTGGCACAACGGCCATGCCTATTTCTGCAATGGCGTCTTTTGGGCGAATATCAGCAGAATTAAAGTCGAACTAATATAAAAAACAGCAATATGAAAAGTACAGAGGTAAACAGCGAATTGATAGGTAAGCGGTGCAAGTGCATTTTTACCGGGCTTATGGTTACGGGAACTATCGAAGAGATCAAAACCGAAGAATATACGGTCGAGGTTAAAGTAAGGTACGATGAACCCCACCAATGGGGAAACCAAATGTATGAATACGGCTGGAAATTTGCCCGACTGTATGATGATCTTGGCTCTCTTCGACACCTTGAAATAATCGACGAGGGCTACAAAACTATCCGGGTCGATTTCTCCGAGTGCATCCGGGAGATAGACCAAAGGTTTGCACAGAATTATAAGAATTGGGGTGCGGTCAATCTGAAAGAGTGGATAGACAGCTACGAATCCTCACGGTTCGTGCAGATCGGCGAACGAACGGCAATCATCACATCCGAATATAATTTGGAGCATATAGAGGAATGGTTGCAAAAAAACCACACCACGGCATCCATCACAAAAATCATCTGACCCATGTATAAATTATTCGTCGGCTTTCGGAAATTAGGCGAGTTTCCGAGCATAACGAAAGCCAAGCAGTACGCACAAGAGAGCAAGCTATCCGGCTTGTTCTCCCTCGTGGGCGAGAATTACAGCGATTCATGGTATGTACCTAAATACTTAAACAATGATGAAGATTAAAGATTATTTCGGTAAGGAAGTAACCGTTACCGACCTCGATGCGGCTATCAAACAATTACAGGAGTTTGACACCGTTCCGTGTCCGTTCAAAATGGACGGCACGGATATTACCGTCGGCCAGTACCACGCCGACATACTGTGCAAGCTGACGGCGATCCGGGAGAAACGAGACCGGGTCGATCCGTAGAACAACCGCCGATTTTGGGCGCGAAAAAAAGCCGATGATAACAACCATCGACTTTTTTGTTTCAAAGCGTTCGGCATCCGCCCCTATAAATCCATGTTCCTTATAATCTCTTTAGGCGTTACAGGCCGCCGGAGGGCGAAATACGACATATTTTCCACATCCCTGAACGAGTCGGACACCGTTTTGAGCGGACGGTCTTTTAACAGCGTATAAATGTACCCGTTCCAAAGCGCTATTTCCCAATGCGAACAGCGTTCCACAATCAGGGCGATATCCTTAAACTTGATATGATTCTCCGTACTTTCCGACCCCTTTATCGGGTATCGGTATTCCGCTATCGGGTCATACTCCCGGAATGATAAACTACTTTCCCCGATTGTTATCCCGTGCAGCGACGCTGCACCCGAAAGCCTGTCAGATACATAAATACCGTCCACACGGGGCATGAACAGGTAATTTATCAGCTTTATAAAAATTTTCATATTGCGAATATTCCATTTAGCCTATACTGGTATACGAAAAGAGGCGCAAGAATAATCTTAAATACCGGCGCTGAGGTACAGCCATGCACCCGCCCACTCGGTAGATAATTTCTCCTTACGCCCTTTATCTTATATGCTTTCGCATATAGGCTAAAAGTAAATAAGAAGTGAACTATCCATTAGAGTTGAGCAGGCTTATAAAATGGCTGTTTTCAGCGTCCCACTATAATGTGTTCCCTTCGTATGTGAATCATCCGGGGTGTAAAAATACCATCCGGCCGATTCTTCTGCAAATATAATATTTCCCGGCGTTATTTCCGGCTTTTACCCGCCGATTTAACACAAGCGGTCATCTATCCGTGTGTTTACCGCCTTTTTAAAGTCGAACGGCTTACAGACAAAATAATAGCAGTTGGTCGCCCCGCCTGTGGTTACCACCAGCGTACCGTAGCCCAAAATCCGCCCCGTTACGCTTTCGGTCGCCTGTATGCCCTCGCATTTAGCCAGGACTAACTCCGCCACCCGCCGCCGGATGATGCCCGTTTTCAGCACCACCCGGCGATTGGTTACGATAAACAGGGAACCGACCTTGATTAACACCCGTTGCACCAGCGACACCAGACCGAGGAACAGCACGGTAACGCCGAGCCACTTCATCATCGGTGCGCCGACATCCCAGAGGATAAAGCCGCCGGTCACGAGCAGGCACAACGGCTGGGCAAACAGGAACCAATGTATCCGGGCCCGGTAAACGACCGTTTCGCCGGGCGAAAGATGCGATTTCAGAAACTCCATGACTGCGATTTTTGTTAATTGCTTTCCCTGTGTACGCTTGTATAATCGACGATGCAGGCCATATAAACCGGATCGCCCACCAGCTTGTCATGCCCATTTTCGGGCGCGAGAGGGTCTATCCCCATTTGACGGCAATACATGGCATCGTACAGGGGAATCGACATTTCCGGCGGAATGTTCCGGTCATTGATGACCGAATAAACATGGTCTGCGAAAGGCGTCCATTCGCCATCCGGATCGGTCATCGGCGCGTCTTCCGCCCCCCTGATGCGGTAATGAAGCAAGGCTGTTTCCGGTATCGGCCTGCGGTTCGATCCGAGCGTATGTTCTGCAAATCCCGTTACAAAATCCCCGAAACACGTTAACCGGGCATTCTTGTCCGGGGCTACAATTATCGCATGGTCATTTTCAGTTAGGATCACGTACACGTCCCTCATTACGTGCCGGTTATTCCGTTTTTTATTCTTTTTCATCGTTTTATCTGACTTAAATTGATAAATGAACGGAACGCCCGAATCACTCCGGGCGTTCCTGATTGGTTACTACTCTGTTTCTTCTTCGGACGTGTTTTCATTGGTAAATGAAAAACTCTTTGACACGCATTGACCAAAATTGTCCTCTATGTAAATGTCGATGGCCTGCTGGTCGGTCGATTGCGAGGTATAGTACAGCCTGAATACCGTCTTTTCGAGCGGGTAGCGGTCGTTGGGAGCAAACAGCATCCCGTCGTCGTCGCGTAGCTCCCCTTTGCCGTCCGTTTGGAAATACCGGATTGTAAAGCTGACCCCGGTATAGTCGCCCTCGCGTACCAGCGTACAGCGTATTTCGGCGGTTTCCCCGGCGATGATCTGTTTCTGTACCGGCATCGTTTCCAAATCGTAGCTGTACGCCTGTTTTATGTCCAGTTCGTCATCACAGGCGACCAGCATAAGGACTATCGCGGCCACCCACGCCGTGAGCGCCAGCGTTCTTTTTAAATTTATCTTTTTCATCATTTTACTTTTAGAAATTTGTAGTTAATCTGATATTCGTACCTACCTGCCGCACCACCGGGACGCTTACGGCATTTCCCCAAAGGCCATACCGTACCATGCGGCCTATCTCCCGTATTTCCCCGTCATAATCCCCGTAACGGGTATAGTCGTCGGGGAATCCTTGCAGCCTTTCGCCCTCTATTTCGGTTATCATCCTTAGAGAGTTATAATCGACTGCCGTCATTGGGTGCTTGTAGTGTCCACCCGGCGGGATAACTTGTAAATAGGGATCGAAATAGCCCTGTCCGCCGTAGCTTTTGGTTACCGTTCCAAAACAGGTGGGTATTTCTTCCGGTATCTCGTTACCAGCTTCTTCGTTTTCGCATCCGACAGGAAATATTTTTCCGGTACATTTCTCTGGCAAACGTCCGACAAGGTAGATTCTCTCCCGATTCTGGGGTAGAAACCATGACGTATTAAGCAATTGCCATTCGATGTGATAACCCCCAATGTCGGCAAATGCTTTGAGGATTGTAAAGAGGTCTGTGCGATGCTTTGAGAACAGCACTCCCTTAACATTTTCCCAGATAAATACGTCAGGCCGGAAATATCTAATAATTTCGATAGCATAGCTGATGAGAGAGCTTCTTTCCCCGCCAAGTCCTTTTCCAAGTCCTGAAACGCTGAAATCCTGGCAAGGAGAACCGAAAGTGATAATGTTTGGTCTTCTAATTCCGGTTGTTGCAACCGTTTCGACCTTTCCGATATATTCTGCATGAGGATAATTATATTTGAAGTTAGCAATAGCGTGTTTGTCTATCTCTGAAAAATACAGCTTATCGAAGTGAAAGCCAGCCTTTCCCAATCCAAGACTAAACCCACCTATTCCCGAAAATAATTCTAACAGCACCATAACTAATTAATCATAAATTTGAGCGCTATCCCGAACTGCGTATGGAAATGCCCGGTAGATGTTCCCCAGAGGATGCGCTCACGCCCCGTCAGAACGAGTATTACCCGGTCGGTCAGGTAGGCTTCCATCTCCAGCGTGATTGCCCCACCGTACAGGAAAGCGTCTTTATTCTGTATCGTCGAGCCGTCGTAGAGTAGTTTGTCGCCCCAATTTACCGTTTCATATCCCGCCAGCGCGGACGCCCCGATGGAGAAGAAAAAGGTTTTGGAACCGTCCGAGAGAAACTTGTAGTAATAGCCGCCCTCGGCGGTAAACTGCGCCACCGGGATGCGCCCGTCCTTGTAAGGATAGTACCGGTTCAGGTACTCCGCCCCGAACACCCATTTGTTCGCGTTCTTAGCGTAGGTACTCATGGCCACCCCGAAATAATACCCCAATTCGTTCCGGCTCGCGGACGAATGAAAACCGTCCACCATACCGCCCCTTAGTTCCAGACCCCGCATCCCCGCAAGGGCGCGTTGGGCGTGCGCCCTGTCCGCAAAGACAAGACACAACGCCGCCATTATAAAAAACACAGCCCTTTTCAT